TAACAAGAATTATTTTATTAATAATAAAGAGAAAATAAAAGAAATAAGAGCGAAAAAGATTAATTGCGAAAAATGCAATAAATTATTATGTGTTAGTTTTATTAAAAGGCATAAATGTTGTCAAACGAAATAACTTGTCAAAAATAACATCTTTTATATATAAAATAGAGAAAATTTGACAAGTTTTTTTATTTGACAACATTTTATAAATATAAATAAGTATTATAATTTATTTCTAATACTTATTAATATGTGTGATGAAGCGTTAAGCAATGAAGATATAAGCAATATATTTGATGGAAAAATAAATGTATATACATACGACGAATTACGAAAATTTAATAATATTGATGAAATGTTATATCCTTATGGAAGATGTATAATTCTTTATTTTTGGCAAACAAAACCATCAACTTTTGGACATTGGACGGCAATTTTTAAATTAGACAATAACGATGTTGAATTCTATGATTCTTTCAGTTCAAAACCAGATGATAATCTTAAAGAAATTAATAAAAAGTTTAGACAAAAAAATGGAATGGAATATCCTTATTTAACAAAATTATTATATGAATGTCCTTATAAAGTCCATTATAATGATTTTCCAACGCAAGATGAAAAAAGTTCTTGTTGTGGGCGTTATTGTTGCTTAAGGATTGCTTGTTCTGATATGGATATTGACAAATTTAATAAATTATGGTCTAAGAATACGAAAAAAAATGATAAATTAGTTGTTTTATTAACAAAAAAATAAATTAATATATAAATATATTTTCTATATTATAATATATAAATGTCTTTTTACACTGATAAAATGGGGATTACTTATTATAATTCAACAATAACAAATCAATTAAATTTAGAATATGACGCTATCCCAGCAAGTTTTACTCAAACTTTTGATAGTCCGATTATTGAAAAAACAAGCGAATATGATTTGTGCATAACAAGATTCAATGCATCTTCACAAAGCATACCATTTTTTATTGTTCCAATTCAATTAAATCAACCAAATCCAAATTTAACTGTTTTTTCTGTTCAAACTTCATATACATCAACTCCATCTTTATTATTTCCAGTTGGTAATACATACACAGGAACAAACACATTTTTATTATGGTCAAATAAAATTGTTGCTCCTCAAAATAATGGACAACCAATTATACAACAAAATCTTCAAAATGGATATTATTTTTCTTACAATGTAGATGATTTCGTTAATATGTTTAATGTTGCTCTTGCTGATTCTTTTAATGATACATTAATTGGATTTATAAATACATATCCAACAGACCCAAATTTACCAAGTCCAGTTGGTAAAGTTTTAAATAATGATGGAACAGCAAATCCAAATTTCCCCACTTTATCTTGGAATGCAAGTTTAAATAAGTTTCAAATGTATTTTCCAGTTAGATTATTTACTCCATCAACAACAAGGGGAGGTTGGAAAATATTTACAAACAATTTATTATATCCTTATTTACAATTTCCAGCATCAAATACATCAAGACAAAATATCAATTCTAATTTTCAAATTACAGTTTCAATTCATGATAATTATTATGTTCCAAGTTTATTTGATGCTTATCCAGATACAGCAAAACAACCATATGTTATATTATATAGCGACCACGACACAACAGGAGTTTTTAGTCCATTACATAGAATATTAATTGTTTCAAATTCTCTTCCAACATCAAGCGAGATTGTTCAACCTCCTTCTTTTCCATTTCAAAGCGTTAATCCATCTTTAATTAATCAAGTTGTTAATGCAAAAGTTATTACTGATTTTGAACCTGATTTATATTCAACAAATCAAATTAATAGAGATTTTATTCAATTCAATCAAAGTGTTAATAATTCAAGATTGATATCTCTTCAAAATTATCATAATCCAATTGACAAAATAGATATTGCTGTTTATTGGGCTGATTTTCAAAATAATATTTACCCTTTAACGCTTTTCGCTGGTTGTTCTTTTAATTTAAAAATAGCATTTGTTCCAAGAATATATATTACTTCTCAACTTTAAAAATTCTTGTCAAAAAATATATAAAATATATAATAATTATTATAAATTTGACAAGTTTTCTAATTTAAAATAATAATCTAATAAATTTCATAAATTAATTAATTTAATTTATAAAATATTAATTAATTAATTTATTTTCTATAATAATATATATATATGTCTGCTGTAATCCCTCAAGCATTATCAAAAGTCCTTGTTGTCGATCCAATGTGTGATTTTCAATCTGAAGCTGTTTATGCCGTTGAAAAAGCAACTTCTAATTCTAATTATTATAATATTACATCTAACAATTATTCAACCCAATCTACAACTTGGACTGTAAATTGTAATGATAACACAACTATTACTGATAGATTGTTTTTAATGGATATCACTATTAAATTAAGCATTCCTATTGCAAACGGTGTTTATCCGAACAATCCAGTAAATGGTATTGGTGCTCTTCGTTCATTCCCATTGCTTAAATGGTCTAATAACTATGTTTTGACACTTGGAAATGCAACTTCAACTTTACAATCTGGACAAATTGCAAATTTAATTGAAAGATACGGTTTCATGGATAAATATTTGAATTATGGTTCTTTTCCTAATTTTTGTGATAGTGATGTTCCTTATAATTCTAATGCAACAACAGGAAATCCTTTTAATTCTCAACAATGGCTTCAAAGTGAAACTTGTCTTCCTCGTGGTGCTTTTTCTCCAACAAGAATTGACCAAAACGGCGCTGACCCTGCTTACGGAAGAGCTGGTTATATCACTTTAAGTTATCGTATTGTTGAACCAATCTTTCTTTCTCCTCTTCTTCAATCTATGTCTATTAAAGCAAGAAAAGAAGGTATGACTAAATTATCTCAAATTCAATTTACTGTAAATTGGGGAAATCCAAATAGATTATGGTCTTCGAGCACTGCTTTACTTGGTAATGTTGAAGTTGAAATGGGAGATAATATTCTTCGTGTCGTTCAATATGTTCCATCTGCTCTTGATATTGGAAGAAATTTAACAACACAAGCACTTCCTTACAATGAAATTGTTTCTTTTGCAACTGAAACTGCTCAAGCAACTCCTCTTGCATTAAAAGCAAGTGCAACAACCCCTGGATTGGCTGCTGGTCAAACTTTTACTTCTCAAGTTGTTCAACTTTCAAGAATTCCTAAAGAAATGTATATCTTTTGTCGTCCAACAGATACTGTTTATAATAACCCAGCAACAGGCACAACTTGTGTTGATAGTTTCGCTTCTTATGTTTCGCAATCTTTGAAAATTAATTTTAATGGTCAAAATTTACTAAATTCTATAAGCGATGTTTCTCTTTATCGTATCTGTGTTGAAAATGGTTGTAATATTCCTTTTAGTTCTTGGTCTGGTAAAATAATGAAAACTTGGAATTTGTTAGCTTCAAATAATGGTGGTGTTGGTAATAATGTTTATGGGGCTGGTGTTGGTTCTCCAATTTGCCTTAAATTTGGAAAAGATATTGTATTGCCTCCCGAATTAGCCCCTGGAACCCTTTCTAAATGCAATTTACAAGTTGAATGTGGTTTTGCTAGTTCAATTGTTGGTGGTGTTGGTGGCACAGCATACGCTGGAGCATCTCTTCCTCATACAATGTATATTACTATTGTATATGAAGGTGTTATTGAATTTTATGGTTCAGGTGGAACTGTTTCACAAACTCTTGGAGCATTAACTGTGAATGATGTTCTTGAAGCATCTAAACGAAATGAACGCGTTCATTATGATATTGTTAATAATGGAACTTATGGCGGAGCAATGGTTGATCATGCAAAGAATTTTGTTAAAGGAAAAGCAAATCATCTTCTTCATAAATTTAGAAGCGTTTTAAGTCATCCTTCTGTTGCTCCTCATGTAAATGAAGCGGTTGAAGCGATGGTTGGACGTGGAATGAGTGGCGGAAAATCTATGTCTAAAGCATCTCTAAAACGAGCATTACTTGGTTAAATAAATAAATTATAAATAATAAAGTTGTCAAAATTAATCTGATTTATATATAAAATTGTCAAAATTTGTCAATTTTAAATATATCTACCATAAATATTTTTTAGAAAACCAATCAGCACTAAATTTAGGGTAATTAATAGGATGTCTTAAGAAATATAATTATTGTCTTTTTTTGTCAAAATGATTATATTTTGAATATAAGTTAGAAACCTTATCTTCAAATTGTTCATATGGAATACCAGATTTTTTAATCGCTCCAAAATCAACATAATTATTATTAGAATCAAAGACTCGATATTTCTTATCTTTTCTTGGAGATTTGATAAATATAAATTTATGTCCATCTATATATTTATAATACATATTTAATATAATATAGATATTATTTTAATTAAAATTAAATCTCCATTATATTATATATTAAATGAGTGTTCAATTCACAGATTCAATAAACTTCTTTTATGATGCACAATATTTGAGGTCTAATAAATTTAGTTTAGTAGGAACAGACCAAGAGATTTTAACGACTTTCCCAGTTAATGAAAAACCCTTTGATGTAGCAGGAGAAATCATAAAATTTAATAGAGATGGAACTTCAACTTTTATTCCATTAAATAGTTTAACACCTGGAACATCAACATGTTATGGAACATTTTCGGGGAATCCAATTAATAATATTCCAGCAACAACAACCGAAGTTATTAATTTTACACAAACAACAAATACTCCAATTCAAAATATAAATACAAATCTAAATCAAAATATCGTTATACAATATAGCGGACAATATTTTTGTATTTTAGATTGCGACGCAACAACAGGAGCACAAGGACAAATAACAAATGGATTATATACGATTTTAAAGAATGGAGTTCTTTTAAATTCAGCTTTAACAAGTAATACAACTTATAGAGACCAAACAATCACTTCAATTATTTGTCAAAGTTTAATTACTGTAGCGAAAAATGATGTAATTTCAGTTCAAGTTTATAATCAAGGAAATCAAGGTAATTTCTTAAATATTAACAATTTAACAATAACTTTGTTTTCTTTGGCATTAAGTGAAACTGGCGAAAGTGGAAATGCTTTATTAAATGCTAATCCATCCGCCCAAGTTTCAAATAATAGTTTATGTATATTTACAGGTGATGATAAATTTTCTTGTGAAAGTTCAAACGCTTTAATTGTTGATAATGAAAATATCGTCAATATTAACAATGGAATTAGATTTCATAACATGGCAGAAAATCCAATATATAATTATATAACAACAAATGAAGATAACGGACTTGATATTGTAAATAATAATGTTGATGGAGAAATCACACTTTCAACAAATAATGCATCAATAACAGTAAATCAAATGGTTAGATGGTTTAATAATATTAATAATGTATTATCTAATTTAACAAATATTAATATTTTAGATTAATAAAATTATTTTCTAAATAATATTATATAATAATGTCTTTCGTTCCCGACCAATTACACTTAAAAAACGCAGATGAAACTCAAACTATTGATATTTTTATTCCTGGCGGAGGAGAACAAAAAATAGAAACAAATGGTTCTCTTCGTATTAAATCAAATAATTCTTTAACCCTTCAATGTTATGATGCTAAAGCACAAGTTGGAGGCAATTTTTCAATTGCTAATGCTGATTCAACTCAACAATACTTTTTACCAAATCCGAATACATCATTTCCAAATTTAAATGACACAATTCTATTTAACTTTGATGGAACCTCACGTTTTGGAAGTGCTGGAGGTGGTAATTTTTCAACTCCATCTTCTGTTGCTCTTGATATGAACACACACGAAA